GACGCCCAGCTTGCTGACAAGCGACTTAACTACGAAATCGCCAGACTTAAGAATTGTGCAGAATTAATGAAACAAGGCATTAGCTTTCACCCTGACTCGCCTTATGCGTCAATCTGTGCCGACGTAGTTCTGCAAAATCCGCCAGGCGTCATCCCGCCCCACATCCATAAAATCACTTACGAAGAGAACGCTGAAACTTCACCCGCTCAGCAACAGACTCAGGGCGCGGCTTCTTCCCAATCATCCCCTTGAGCTTCTTTATCGTCTTTTTGACAGCAGGTTTGACTAGCTTCAGCACATATTCACCTAGCGGTTTAGCCACAATGGCTGATGTTGCAGCTGTTGCAGCGATTACACCAGTTGTCAGTGCAACAGGTGCAGGAGGCAGGTAGTTGTCGATAATTTTGTCGATCGGCAAGCGGTCATACAGCGTTATGCACTGACCATCGACACGCTTGTAGCCAATGACAATCCCAGTCCCTTGCTTGCCTCTGACACCAATAGGTAAAGCATCCAGTGGCGGACATGGCAACTCATCGCTATCTAATGGGATGTCAGGAATGCCACGACCTGACGGAAGAGACACTGCCGGTTGGCCTAAGGAACCAGCCGGTTTTTCTTTCTTTGGCTCTACCTCTTCTTCTGGTGGCGGTGGAGGTTTTGCCGCGCCATACACTAACGTCCCAGGTGTGTAGTCGATTGGCCTGTACGACGGCATTTGACCGCCGCAAACAGTGATATTGCCCTTTGGATCGGTGTTATAGATCTCCCTATCGCCTGCGCCTGAGTTTCTGGTCTCTACACAACCAGGAATATCAGCAACAGGAAAACCGATTTGTAACGTCACCGGCGGCGCAACCGGAATACTCTGTGGAGGCATGGCACGCCAAGCCGGAATCTCCGGCACTTGCACCGCACCAATACCAATCTCAGGGATTTCCGGCATGAAGGGTGAACGGTTTGTTGCTGGTCAACTTTGGATCGAGAGAAACCGTAGACGCGAAGGGCCTGAGATCACTTACACAGTCTTGTGTGGCAGGTCGTCTCGGCTGTTTACAGATCACAAGATGATCTTGCGTCACGTTAAATGGCCTAAGGGCACTCCGACAGGGGATTCATTGCGCGAATGGCTAGGGTCGTTTGAGCAAAAACCAAAAGCACCCGCGCCAGAAACGGACTTTGCTAAACGGATTAAGGCTGAAGGTTTCGGGCCAGAAGCTCATGACGACGATCCAACCGCTAACACCAAGATGGTGACTTGATTTTTTCCGTGCTATAAAAGGCATGTCGTGTTCCAAGACAAAGTGGCTTGGACCCCTTAACAGGGTGAGGGATCGGAGAGTTAGCCAACTCCGGTAACGAAACACGGTGCTTTTTTGGAGCGGCTACAGCATATAGACCACCCCTGCGTCGGGAGTCCGTCACTGCGCTTGAGAACCCCGTCCTAGGCGGGGTTTTCTTGTGTCAAGGGAACTTAATTGGCAAGCCAGTCTTTGTCGGCATTTCTGGCATCGCTTCATCAATCTGACCAGGAATGACTTCTGTCACCTCGTCAATGACACCACTGGTGGCCTCGTCCAAATAGTCTTGAACCATTCCTGGAACGCGAGCAAACGCAACGATTGTCGCTCCAACCAACGTTCCAGACATCAGGAACGCCAGCACTGATAAAACGTTGAAAACCTTCTGCATAGCTGTTTAGGCAACAAAAAGCCCCCGTGCAGCTCTACCTAAACGGGGGCAAATTGCTGTCCTGTGTGAGAAGACAGCTTTGTTATAGCTCAGAAAGAGAACTTAGCACCAGTTTTGAAACCAAGGCTCAGCTCATCACCAGTAATAAAGGAAACCTCGCCGTAGAGAGGACCATTACTGATGCCAGCCTTGCCGCTGATCTCAACATCTCCAGTCTCACCAGAGTCAGGGATCAGCAGGGCAGGACCAGCCTGGATGTAAGCACCATTGTCGAAGTCAAAACCAACATGGCCTTCCAGGATGGCAGAGCCAACACCAGAATCCATACCAGCGCCAACGTTCAACTCAGGATTCACGTAAAACTCGCCTGCGTAAGCAGGAGATGCCAGCACAGCTGCCATACCGGCGGCACCAATGACACGTTTGATCATGGAAGAGTGGGGAAACGTTTCCGCTGCCTACATTAGTGGCAGGGTCAATGGGACGGTTCTGATTAGTGTCCATAAAAAAACCTGCTGGTGTTACCCAGCAGGATGTATGTGTTCAATCAGAAGGTGCCGCCGTCAAGCTCGATGCCTGAAATGGTGCCACCTGTAATTGCAACGCTGTTCGCCGCCTGAGTAGCAATCGAACCAAGGCCAAGGCTGGTGCGTGCAGTCGCTCCAGACTCAACAACAAACGTAGAGCCGTTGCCAACAACGATGTTGCCATCGCTATCGTCCAGAGCAGCAAAAGCTGCCAACTGTGCGTTGTAAGCCTGGACATTGCTGCCGATTGCAAGGCCAAGAGTGCTTCTAGCGGTAGATGCGTCAGCATCATCCAGCAGCGTGCGGGCAAACGAAGTCAGGTCTGCAACCGCAGCCGTTCCAGAACCTGTGAAATATGCAAGCTTGTCAGCTGCAGATGTCAGGCCAGCAATGGCTGAGAGGTTGGAGTTTGCAGCCTGTACGTTTGTACCGATTGCCAACCCAAGGGTGGTTCGCTGAGCAGCAGCATCAGCGTCATCAAGCAGTGCTCGACCTGCAGCAGTCAGGTCAAACGTGGCTGCAGTGCTGTTGGTATCAAAGAAAATACCTTTGTTTGCAGCTTGAGTCAGACCAGACAGATCATCGAGAATGTCCCCATGAGCCTGAACATCAGAACCGATGGCAAGGCCAAGGTTGGTTCTGGCGTCACCAGCAGACGTGGCATTCGTACCACCATCAGCAATGCCAAGAGAACCGCTGATGCCAGAAGCATCAAGGTCCAGAGCAATCTCACCGCTGCTGATAACCAGACCAGAGTTGGCCTTGAGGTCAGCAGAAATGGTGGTGCCGCTCTTCGACAAACCATCACCAGCACTAATCGCACCAGCACCCGAGAATTGGGTGAAGGCCAGATCAGTTGTACCAACGGTGATTGAACCGTCAGTTGTCAGAACGAAGCCAGCATCTGCGTTGACAGTGCCTTGCTCAACGAATGTAAACGCACCAGATGTGACTTCAGTGTTGGAATCGAAGTCGCTGGAACGTGCCCACGCACCAGCCTTACAGTCGTAAATGCCGTTTTCGCTGGCATCTGTTTGGTCCTTGACCAAGACGCGCTCATCAGCAGAAACTGAAACGCCATCAATCGTCTGCGTTCCAGACAATGTGATGTTTGCAGTCGTTGCAACTTTGACGCTGTCCTTGACATCAAGGCCGGTCTTTACGGCGTCCACATAGGCTTTGTTCGCAGCCGAATTTGCAGAGGTTGGGTCTGCAACGCCTGTAATTTCTTGGCTGTTGAAATCAACTGCACTGGTCGGTGCAGCCATCTCATCGAGACGGTTTGCCTGAACAGTGGTGTCAAAATCACTGATCTTGGCAGCAGTCAGCGTCGGAATATCCGAAGCAGCCAGGCCAGTAATTGCAGTGATGCGACCCTTGGCGTCAACAGTGATTCCGCTGGTCGTGCCAGCAGACACACCGCTGTTTGCCAGCGTTACAGAGATACCGGTCGTGCCAGAACCAGAAGCATCTCCACTCAGGGTGATTGTTTCGTTGCCAGTGATGAACGAACCAATCTCGCCTTGCACATAGGCGGTGGTTGCAACTTTGGTGGAGCTATCACCAGAGCTTTGCGTCGGCGCAATCAGGGTGCCTGAATACGTCTTGCTACCAGCAACAGTCTGCGTTCCGCTAAGTGCAAGAAACGCACCAGAACCAGCAATGGCCTCAACGGTTGTTGCAGAACCGCCAGAACCACCTGTGCCTTTACCGTAGTAAAGAACGTCACCTACTTCATTAAACGCGAGTTCCGCGTTCTCCAGCGAAGATGGTGCTCCAGCCGAGCCAGAGGCACGGCGTTTGATCCGAATAGTGTTAGACATGACTCAAGGATGGTGGGAACATCCAGGCGTAAAAAAGATGGGCGTCTAAAACGACCCGCCATCCGTAAGAGTGTCAGCAGTGTAAACAGCATCAGCCTTAAAAGTATCGGCTGATTGGTCGTAATAAATGACCGATTTGTCTACCTTGCTGGACTGGTTTAAATCAAAATCGCCTGGAGGGCCTTGCGGCCCCGCAGTTGTTGCAGTGACAATCGTTGTCGTTCCATCCGTTGTGACCGCAACCTTATTCTTGACGTTCGTTACGTTGACAGCTGTCATGTCGTGTAGCCCTCCTCAACAACGATGACTCCCTCAAGGTAATAGTCCTTGCGGCCTGCACTGTCTGTGACCAAAACGTCGTAGTACAGCTCGTCTGGGAACAAGGTCGTGTCTGTATCAGACAGGCTTATCGTCACTTGCCCGTTAGACCGGCTTGTGTAGGCAATCCCAAAGTCCGCGTATTTATTGGCACGTGCCTTGTCCCACGCCTGAGCAGCGACAGTCGATCCAGTTAGGTTGATCGCGTCATTGTTGCTGTCCTTAAACTGCAGCAAAACGCTCCAATCAGCACGGCGCTGGACTGCGAAGTTATACGTCCCAGGATCAATGCTCATGGCTAACCCCCCGGAAACACTATAACGACTCCAGCTTACCGCTCATCGCTTGCCTTGGCCCTTGTATTTTTTGCGGCCATGGGACGCCTTCGAGTGCTGACCGTTGCCTTGGCGCGTCTTTTTAGGACGGCTTTGGACAAAAGTTTCACCGTTTAGCGTTTTGGCCATCAATAGCCGTCAGTTGAGTCCAAGTTCTGATACTTCAGAGCCAAGCCAGTAAACAGACCATGCTGCGGATGACTGATCATGTCGCGCCCATCAAGGAAAAACAATTCCTCAAGCCACAGCGCTCTAGCCGCCATAGCCTGCACGTCAGACGCGCCAGGTTTAGCGGCGATCATCGGGTCTGGGCGTTGCATCAGGACGGCTCTTCAGGCCAAGTCATCGTATGAGGAAAACCGTCAGCTGCACTAATGTCACGCAAGGCAGTCCGATACGCTTTCCATTCCGTCTTCTTAGCCGTCGTCAAAGGACTGTCAGTCAGCACGGTCCAGTCACAAGCCGCAAGCCTTTCATTGCGATCCGCCCGAACCCTTTCGGCAACATCGCTATCCACCTTGGCGCGGTATGCAGCCTCGTTATCAGCAGCAGTGGTGACGTTGCCTTCTTCATCAGTGGTATCCGTAAAGACCGGACCAGCAATGAACTTGGTAAACCATTTGCCATCAATCTGCTCAACGCCATCACGGGTGCTGACGCCATAAGGAGCNGTCACTGTCGCNGCCGCTCCATTCAGCACAGCGTCATAGCCGTAGCTGTCAAGAATGGCAGTTGTGATCTGCTTAGGGAAGCTGGTGGTGGGATGTTCAGCCTTGAATTGACTGACGGTGGTGAGAGCACCAGTGGAGCGGTTGCGGATTTCCATGATGATCAGGCGATGGCAAGGAACAGGTAGGTGCCACCACTGGTATTAAGGGCAGCAGGGGCTGATGAAGTAACTGTAAATCCTGCATTCAACGGGTCAACGTAGTCAGTGTTGGTGACTTCTACGGCATTTGAGTTAATAAGCAGATAAGGGTCATTACCGCTGACGATGCCGCGAGCAGTGTCCCAGACGTACCAATCTCCAGTGCTATCAGTACGCTTAATTAAAATAAACCGGGCACCTGCGGTAAATCCGCAGTCAACATTGACATTGCTACCTGTGCCGGTGTAGCTGCCAACTTTACTTACGCCAGATAGGGTGGCAAAGAGATAGGCTATGTATGTTCTGCCAGAAAAATCAAGCTGAGTGTTGTTATTTCTAACACTAAAAGTTGTAGCACTGTCACTGCCAGCAGCCCAGTAACTAGGACTACTTCCTGCGGCGCCGTCAGTATTTACTCGCATGAAACCGTAATTTAAACCAGCTAAAGCAGATCCTCCGACAAACCAATCAGTAGAATTAGATCTACATTTAATAATTTTCAACTCTGGTGTTACGCCAAGATTGTGAGTTACACCTGGCAAGCTGCCCGTTCCCGTATAAGTCACCACGTCGAAGAAGCCGGGGGCGCGTTTAAAAACATAATTAATTTGACTGTATCCAGCTCCCATAGAGCTTGCATCTATTTTGTAGTTATAATCATAATGAATAAGACTCCCGGTGCTTTCCTGAACAGTGCTATTTAAATGCATATATTTTGGTTCTGTCAATCTATTAGTGGCAAGCCAATTCGTGGTAGTGCTGCTTAATTTGCTCCAAACAGCATCAACATGATTTAGTGCTGTGCTAAACAGGTTTGGGTCTTGAGAAGTTCTAGAAACAGGCTCAAACACTTCCGTCGCAGCCGCGGGCGGCTTATGCGGACGGCGGATTGCTATGTAAATGTAGGTAGCGCTTGCTTGCTGGTTAGTATTTGTGTTTCTTTTAAATCCCGTGGACGTTAAATGCACCCAACCCTCTGTAAAGCTGCCCTCGGCGCTATTACTATCTGCGAGAAGATATTGAGACTTGCTTACACCCAATCCACGCATATTATCAGAGATTACCCAGGATCCTGCAGTCGATGAGTCAGAACGCTTGACCAACAACCATTGAGGTTCAAACCCAAGATTTACCTCAGACCAATTCCCGCTACTATCTGTTGTAAAACTACCGCAGTTAATAATACTTTCATTACCACTCGTGCCAAACGATTGATCGTCGTGGGCGAAGACGTAGGCGACATAGGTTTGGCCGTTAGCATTAGAGGTGTTAAATGTCGACAGCGTAAAATTAGTGCTAGAGACTGCAGTAACTCTTACTGAGGATGAATCTGCTGCCCCAGTATTGTCTAATTCTAGATTTCCAGTTACTGATCTATGCCATACCTGCCAGTTTTCACTATTGCTTGTAGATTTAATTATGATCATGCCTGGTGTTGAGCCAAGGCTATGCGAAACAGTACGCCCGGCTGTGCCATTCCCCGTATAAGTAACTACATCAAAAAATCCCGGCGCTTTGCGGAAGGTCCAAGAAACCATGCCATCATTACTGCCATTAATTCCGTTAAAGTCGCCAACGGAAAAACCATTGCTGTTGAATGCAGTAAGACTACTTGTTGGATTGCTACTGGCATAATTATCCTCAGGGTTGGTGGCATTTGCTCTCAGCCTTTTGCCAACTCCTCTTTCAGTATCGTAAACATGATGTTGTGAATCGTCATCACGATTTTTAATCCAAACCATCCCTCCTTCACCACTCAGATCAATTCCATTGGCAATCGTTCGCGCACTACCGTTGCCCTCATACAAAAAGGCGCTAAACACATCATCGACATACGTCGCTTCACCAGCACCCGCCGCTCCAGCAGTGGCAAGGACAACTTGTTGTGTGATCGGATCCATGTTGTCCCTCAGTTGACGTAATCAGCAAGTGCAGCGCCGCGATAACGGCTGCCGCCATCATCGGTCACAAACACAAACAAATGAGTCTTGCCAGTCGTCAAAGTTGGTGCCGTATCAGCGGGAAACTTCACTGAACTTGGCCACGTCACCGTTCCAGAAGAATGAGTCAGCTCCAACGTAAAGCTGCCCACCGTTCCAGAAGAAGGTGGATTGCTGAACGTAAATGTCGAGTTCCCGCTAATCGTTTTAGTGAAGTAGTTGCCTGTACTCAGGTCAATGTCTAATGCAGAAACTGCTTCTGCTGCTTGCTTATATGGTCCATCTACCGCAAGCCCTGCGTTCAACGTCTGCAACGCGGTAAACGTTGTAGCGGCTGAAGACTGAACAAGATTATCGACCGTCACCGTCTGGGTGCTGGTCGTAATCTGGTTGACTTTGACTGTTCCGTAGGACATGGCTTAAATGATGTGCCAGGTAGACCCGGCTGAAACAGTGACTGTGACGCCAGTGTCCACCGCAACCGGTCCAACACTAAAGCCATTATACGAACTCGTCAAAGTTACATCAGCGTCGATAGTTTGCAGGTTTTGAAGAATTGCACCCTGACCACCTTCTGACACCGTGGGCGTTGTCGAAACCCACTGTGTGCCGTCATAGACCTTCAGCTTGTTTGGCGTGACACTCGTATCAAGCCATTGCTCACCCTTCTGAACGCCAGATTGGCCAGCAGGAGACGAGTTTGGAGCGCTGCTACCAATATGAACAGGACCAGCTTTGACCAAAGCGCCATCACTGCCTTTAAAAAACAGACCGGGTGATGCTGCATTGTTGTTGACCAGCACTTCACCAGCCGACATCGCTGATGGCGTCGGTCGCTTGTGAGCTGTACTGCTGCGCTTAAGCTGGATCGCCATTTGACTCAGTTCACGTAGTCGGCAAGGGCTGCACCGCGATAGCGCGTACCGCCATCGTCAGTGACAAACACAAACAGATGGGTCTTACCCGTCGTAAGTGTTGGTGCGGTATCTGCCGGGAACTTGACTGACGTAGGCCAAGTCACCGTTCCAGATGTGTGGGTCAGTTCAAGCGTAAAGCTACCGACCGTTCCAGATGACGGAGGGTTGCTAAAGGTGAACGTCGAGTTGGCGTTAATCGTCTTCGTAAAATAATTGCCAGTGCTTAGATCAATGTCCAGCGCAGCGACAGCTTCTGCAGCTTGCTCGTAAGGACCATCAACAGTCAGACCACCGTTATGCGTTGTCTGTGCTGTAAAAGTCTGTGCAGCACTAAACGTTTGGACTGATCCGAGCGCAGCAAATGATCCGCTTGATGCCGCAGTAATGCGACCTTGAGCGTCAACTGTGATAGCTGAAGCCGTATAACTTCCAGGCGTAACTGCAGTGTTCGCCAGCTTTGCTGCTGTAACGGCATCATCGGCAATCATGCCGGTCGCAACCGTACCGGTATCGCCAGTCGTCACCACCGTTCCAGTGACGTTTGGCAGTGTGATGGTGCGATCGGCTGTTGGGTTGGTGACTGTTACCGTCGTTTCATAGTCGTCAGCACTAGAACCCTCAAAAACCAGCGTTCCGTTCGTGTCGATCGAAACCGTGCCAGTAAACGTGGGGCTAGCTGCACCAATCTTTTCAGTATCAAGCTCCTGTAGCGCAGCCTGCACGTCAGTGCTGCTGATGGTTCCTGCTGGAACGACCGAGATGTTGGCAGCAGTCTGACCAGCGATTGCGTTGGAAACGTCGATAAGCGAGAACGTTGATCCCGTTCCAAGGGAAATCAACATGTCTGGCGGAGCCAGTGCTACAGCAGGTGCTGCACCAGATCCCGTACCACTTGTGTCCACAACCACGTAATAGTTGAGGTTGGTGGTCGCAGGCGAAGGCAGCGCACTACCAGCAGTAAAGCCAGCTGCAGAACCTGCAGTGGTGACGCTGGTCAACAGATTAGTGTTGGCGTTATACGCTCCAGCGTTGATCAGGTTGCCGCTGATAACGGTGATTGGGACGTAAGACGTGCCGGTGTAGACATAAAGGTCAGCGTTTTTCTCGTCGTAAAAGAACTGGCCCTTGTAGTCGCCGTCTGGGAAGGTAACGACGTTATCGGTTGCGCTTGCACCACCAAACTTGGTGACTGACTGATCCGCTAACTTGTTGCCAGTAACAATATTGGTTCCCAGCAGGCCAGTGCCAAAAGTTCCGCTGGTGATCTTCGACGCTGGAATTGCAGGAATATCGTCCGCTGCCAGCGTGTCACCCGTTGAAACGTGACCCTGAGCATCCACCGTCACCTTGGTATAGGTGCCAGCAGTGACGCTGTTGCTGTGGTTTAAATTGCCGCTGCCGTCAACAGCTAGTCCCGTTCCAGGGATAACAGCGCCTTTGGCAGAGCTAGTAGCCGCTGGAACGTCAGCAGATGTAATGGCTCGGCCACCAGTCACCAAGCCTTTGGCGCTATACGTGACAACGTGATGCGTCGTGCTAGCCGTTACGTCGTTATCGACCTCAATAGTGTCGGAGTCCATGCGGAGTCCTTCACCGTTGACAATGACTGCACCCCTTGCCGAACTGGATGAAGTTGGCAGGTCAGCGCTATCAATCGTTCGATACGAAACCGCACCAGCACCACTGGTAGGGCCAGCTAAAAATTGGTGCGCTGCACTCGTATCATCGAGCGTTGCTGAAATAGCAACCGTGTCACCCGTTGTCGTAGCAACGATGTTCACTACACCTGTAGTGCTGCCTGTTGCTGCGTTCAACGAACCAGCGCCTTTTAAGCTTTGCCAAGCGCTGCCGTCCCAGGCGTAAAGCTTGTTGTCATCAGTATCTAAAGCCAGCTGACCCGTAAAATCGCCTGACCCGGGCAGCGTCGTGACAAGGTTGACGCTGGAATTATTGGCAAGCTTTGCGGCAGTAACCGCATCATCATTGATCTTTGCCGTCTGAATCGCTGAATCGGCAATAGCTGCTGTTGCAATGCCGCCAGCAGCAAACGTAATCTTCGCTCCAGGGATCGTGCTATCGCTGATCAGTGTTACGCCATTGGCGATCAGATCCCCAATCGTCAGCTTTTTGGTCTCACTTGCGCTGTCATCGACAACGGCTACCAAATCACCGCTTGCAAGGTTTGAACCGGCAAGGGCTGAAAGCTCACTGATTTTGAGATCAGCCATCCGCCGAGGCTCCTAAATTACTGATCAGTCTCAAGAAGCAGCTTAGCAGTGTTGTCCTGGTCAAGTAAGAGGTCGTCTCCGCCCTCTTGTAGCAACGCAGGAGGCACTTCAATTTGCATCCTAATCTGTATAGGACCAGTCGTCACAAAGTCAGCTGTAATCTGCACCGTATTATCTGGTGCAAACTGAACTGCAGCAGCTGTAATAATTCCGTTGATTTGATACCAAACCTCATCATTGGCTCTAGCAACCACGCCGCCAGGATTATGCCCAGCAGTTTTGATGTAAAAACGACCCGCAAAGTTGCTGCCAACCTTGGTGCGTAATGCCAGCTCCAGCATGTAATGAGCAAGCTCGTTAGACGTATCGTTTGTGTACTCCCAAAACGCGCTGACTCGCCCCGACCCAGAAATCAGCGTGTTGACCCTAGAGCGAAACTCATCCGACAGTGCAGTGGTATCAACGGTTTCGCGCTCGGTATTAACTTCAAAGCTATTGACTTGAGCGACCAGACGAGGAACGCTGTTCTCGACCGTCACCTCAATCGGAATATCGTTACCAGGCACAGCCAGCGCAATAGCGTTTGCCGTTCCACCATTCACCGCGTGGGCAAACGAGTTATACAGACGGATGCCGTCTAACTCGTCCACATAAATAAATTTCTTGATCGCTGACTTGGTGTAGCTCGCAATAAAATCCAGAGCACTGCCGTCAGTGCTTTTAATTTCGATCTGATCGCCAGTTAGCAGTTGACCGTGATCAAAGTCAAAACTAAAACGCTTTCTAGTTGCGTTGACATCACCAGTGTTAATCGTGGAAGTCAACGCCCCACCATTGAACTGGCGTTGCAGTTCTATCTTGCCGTGCGTGCCAAGGTAAACACTCATGAGATCGTTACCGTGGACAACGCTCCAGTGCCTTGGAAACTAATCTCGGCACGAACAATGTCGCCGGTAGAAGCACCGATGTTGGCGCTAGTGACGTAAGCAGTCAGCTTGATGTCGTTGTTATCCGCTCCATCAATCCAGCGAAAGGTCAACTCAACGGTGTCGCTGCTGCTAACACCTGACGTTCCGGTCTTGTAAAGCTTGTTCAGCAAGTCGGTGGTGTTGAATTTATTGTTGTCGTCCTTGTAATACAGCAGCGTTGCGCTGCCGCTATAGCCTGAAACGCCAGGCGAGTAGCTACGGATGTGCTCGTTTAATGTCGTTGTTTCGAGCGTTTCTAAATTCGACTGCAGCGAAAAGCTAACGACCTTGGCAAGGGTCACGCCAGCAAGCTGCATTACGCCATCTCTGCCGGTGTAAACCTTCGCCATCAGAGCACACCAATCAGACTCACTGTAACAGTGCTAATCCCAGGGCGCACCTGAGCTACCTGCGGTGGACTCTCATAACGATAACGATTGCGCTGCGGGAAACCACTAAACGCATCGGCGTTTCCGCTCCAGCCGCTCTTGGTCTCGGTCAAAACGCCGAATGTTTGAAACGTGCCTTGCACCGCGTCATAGTGAGTCAAAAATTGCTGGGCAACCGCATCACTGATGTTGGTGTAGGTCAGCGCCAGTTTCATGTTGGTACGCTTGTCGCCATAAAGAATCCGAGTCTCGGCACCACTTTGAGCTTTAAAAGCCTTAACCGGATAGCTGCCTGGGTCAAATGTACGGCTGCTGGGTTGGATGTCGGGAAAATTCATTAGCGCATCTCGGTGTACGAGCCGTTGTAGATGGAATCCACCAACAGACTTCGGCTCTCATCATCGCAGGGATGCTCTGACGCCACAATGTCTACAGTGCCTTCCTGCGAGAACGTCAGTTGTTCAACGACATAGATGTTCTGTGAAACCGTCTCATTGACCAAGGTAAACACAGAGCTGTGGAACTGCGTGGCTGTGACGACTCCGTTCGTCACTTCCATAGTATCTCGCTCAATGTCGTCAGAATCAGTCGCGAAGTAATCAACGACATACTGACCGCTAGGCAGCTCCCGCACACTGGTTACATTTCCGCTTGAGTCAATCGTCCCAGTGTTTGCACTGTTGTATGGGCTGGCCTGTGTTACAACCTTAATGAACGAACCAGCCTGGATATTCAGCCCTTCAAGAGTGGTTGAAAAACTAATTGTATGCGTAATAAGTTGGCGCAGGCTCAAGAAGTATTTGGCAACCAGCAACGCATGATGCTCAGACGTACAGAACTGGGTTAGATCAAATTGCTCAATCGGCAGAATATCAATGTTGGAACGATTGTATTCAGAGCCAAGCGCTCGAACCGTAACGGTCTTTTCCTCAGGCAGTTTATTCTTTCTCTCTTGTCGGTAACGAACAACGGCCTGGAACGGACGGCGCTCTTCCGCTCCAAGATACTCAACCTTGAACGTGTCCTCCAAGATGTTGCCTTCAGTAAATATCTGTTTAATCTCCACAGCCCCCTTGTTGACCTCTCCACTTCCCTGAAGCACAGGCAACGCCGGCTTTAGTGAAAACTTACCGTTTGACACGATAAAGTTGCACAGGAAGTACGGCGCAACATCAGCAATGAATTGACGCAGGTTGGTACGGTCAGTTATCGCACCATTAAAGAACAGTTTCTGCTTATGCAGAAAGCTGGACGTTTTAATCAGCTCATCCTTGTCCACCAAAGGCGCGTCTTTTCTGGTCATACCCAGCAACGCTCCAGCGCCCCCAACTTGGTCCGTCAAAAGGTAAAACACAAGATCGCTGAAAAGACTGCTGGGACCTCGTTTCTCGGTAGTTCCGTAAACGTCTAAAGCGATTTGCGTATTGACTGGATCTTGTTGGATCGAACTGTGCAGCCGCTCCACCTGAATTCCGTTGCCGAGCCAGACACGCAGTTGGTCAAGCGCTGTAAATTGGCGACCAGCTTTCAATGACAAGCCAGCAAGCGTCAAATCTTTGAACGTAGGGTCTTCTGCATTTTTTTGGATTTCATTGACGTAAACAATTTCATGCTCAGGCGTTGTGGCATTGGATTTTTCAACAAAATCACGATAATGGCTGATGTCGCTTAGCTGCGATGATGAGGCAAAAGTAGCCTCGGTCTCTACAACTTCACCGCCTTTGTCGATGTCTACGTTGCCGATTGTATAAACCGCACCAACCTCGGGGTACACAGTTTTATAGGGGTTGCTTGCTGAAACGGTTTTTAGGTGGCGAGCCGTGTCACCTGTTTGCCAGTTCTGCGTTGTACCGCCTTGTTTAATTTCAATAGTAAAGTCTCCCCATTCTCTGCTTTGACCGAAAGAGTTATCAGTAGCGTCAACGACACTACAGGTCAGTTTTAGTTCAATCTCTTGCGAGCTGTTGTTGTCACCTGTTATAGAAATAGTTTTTGATTTTGTTGTGCCTTTTCCAAAGCTGCCTGCATTTCCAAATAATTCATACCTATACGATTGAACTCTGCCTTTGATTTCAACACTGGCACCGACACGCGTAACCTTAAACCTCAAGCCTGACCAGTTAAGAGTACCACCTGGATTATTTTGCCTAAAAGGGTTGGTGTTCGTGTAATTAGCTGCCGGGTAGTCTGCACTGGTGCTTTGCCCTCCGCGTTTAATCTCAATTACTTCATTTTGCGAGAACGCAGCAAAACTTCCTTTAACATTGACTTTTTCTACGAACCAAGACCACTCAATACCGTTCTGACGAGCATAATGCGTTGAACCCAAAATATGTTTACCTAGAAACCATTTGACTTCAATCCATCTGCCGTCTACGACCTCTCGGGTAGTAACCTCTAATTTGTCTTTCTTTTGTCTTTTTTTGTCTGTAATTCCAACTTCTTCTAAAAGCGCATAGGCAAACGCACCAGCTTTGCCCTGAACTGTTGTAATGTTGGCGATGCCTGAATTGCTGACTTTTTCTATTGCTTCCGCCTGCGCTCCTCTTTGCTCTTCAGGCAGGTTCTCACTTTTTCTAACTTCGTCTGGGTACCGCGTAACGTCATCCTGTTCAATTATTTTATATTCTCTGAAAAATTCTTTGTTCTTGGTTACACTGTGTCGTGTGACGTATGTGCCAGACACTTCAACTGTAATTTGACCAAAACCAGGAATTTTGGCATTTAAAGTTGTAAAGCTATCAGGTTTAGATGAAGGAGAATGCGAAAGATCAACTAGAAGCTTGTTTCTCTGGGTTCGCCTTAGCTCTGCGCCTGAAATAGGCACAAACTTGAATTCAAGCTCTTGTGGTTTTGTGAGCTTAAAGCGAATGAAATTGTATTGAACGACTGGGGTACTGCCTCGTACAGCAAAAAGCATCAGTCCTTTATCACTCTCTGCACCTTGCACCGCCTCAAACTCATCATTCGTACCAGCCTTCCTGACTAACACCTGGAATACAGAAACTCTAGGGATGACAGACGTAATTGTGCCTGTACGGACTTGCAAGTCATCTTCTTGGAACTCGTCGATTTCAGTAGGCGTTGGCAACGAGTTAAACGCACATATCCCTTTAAGGCGCTGAAAAACCGTGCTCTTGATTCCAATTTCAGTAACTACTGCTGGGCGATTGTTGCGAACTATGCCAGTAGCAATTTTNGTAAGTGGGAAGAAAACTTCTGCNATTGTTTGCTTGCCAGGAGAATCGTCAAAAGTGTCTCCAATGAAGTGTTTATCTGGATTGATAACGCGTGTTTTGTTTACCACGCCGATATTGTTGTCAAGCGCGTTTTTAATCTCAATGCACTCAAGACTAATCTCTTGGCTATTTTTTGTAAAATCTGGGTCAAAGCGTTCGGTGCCAAGACTTCGCTCAGTGACCTTCCACACCGTTCCACCAATCGCAAATAACTCTCCGGGCTGCATTGCATCGTCTGCTGCAAATTGCATAGACTGCACGGTTGAGTTAATGTCGTCTACAGCTTCCCCCTTGCCTTTTCTCCTGTAAAAATCCTCAGGAATTGATACTTTACTTATGAAAAAAATTGCCGTATCGCCAACTTCAACGGCTACGTCTTTTTGCAACTCGTCTTCGCCCGTTGTAATCGTTCCAGAGCTTGTTTTAACCGAAATAATTCCCATGCGGGGACTATAGTTGCGGCCAAAGCTGTCTTGGCCAGCATCCCTAATTTTGTCTGAATCTTCTCTTTCGTCTAACTCGTTTGCTCTGGCTACTTTGTTTTTGCAACCGGCAATTTTAATTCGAGTTATAACTGCTTGGCGCAATGCTCTTCTATCCAAGCTATCCACAGCGTTTACGATTTCATAGTTGAGCCTGTAACCAGTGCCGTTTGCAATTGGCGCGTACATGCCAAACTCAGTGTTATTTACTGGAGAGTATGCGTGGCAAAAAGCCTTCGACCTGTCTGACTCCGAGTCTGGGCAAACAAACACTCGATCATTAGGAGCTTTCTTACTGGCGGTTTCAGCAGTTGCATCGCCATGCACATAATTATTATTAACTATGTCAAACTCAACTTGATTTGTAGTTTCATTTTTCCAGTAAAACGCATAAAAATTTCTGTAAACAGCGTCTAATGCGTTATTGCCAAGAAAAATACCTGATTCTTCTGGCGCTACAAGACCTTCGCCTCCAATGCCTTGTTCGCCTACAACAAACATCAGACTGGCCCGTTGCATAGGACCATGGCTGAACATGCGTGACCACACCAGCTTGGGTGTGACCAGCATTCCGCCAACCTTTCGAGTCGCGTCATAACGACCAAAAATTAGTGGGATTGCTGACTGGTAGTCACCTAGCTCGGCTAACGTTTCAAACCCGCGTGATGGCGTAAAACGGCTAGGGCCAGTAATGTCGCCAAGATCTATCGCGCCCTTGGCACGCGGCATCTTGGGTTTAGGCGTCAGTAAATACGCAACACCGGTCAGAATAAGACTGATTGCTAAGTTGACAAGAATTACAGTTGTTGGCTCGCAACGAATATCGGGGATATGGTCATACGCAGCAGGGCGCACCATTCCCCTACGCCTAACTTCTGCTGCAAACTTTCTATACTCCTCCTCCGTTAAACCAATCGTTTTGATTAACTCTTTCTCGTACGGAAGCAGTGGTACGTCGTAAACAGACGGGCCGAAGACCACTGAACCTTCTCTGACATTCGATTGACGTACAAGATTCCCGTCTGCCATGTGACTGCAAATGCCCAGGATTGCTGCGGTAGCAGCAGAATGTCCCCATCATACGCAGGCTTTTCAACCCGAAAACCCCACCGCATTAAGTCTCGGCAAACTTCCCACTTGCTAGCTTCGTACCAAGACTGCTTAAACACTGGGGCGTCAATGCCCATACGCTCCAATGCCACGTAGCAAAGGTGAATACAGTCGATATGGCCATCACTGCCGTCAGCTCCAAGCCGATACGGCAGCCCAATCAGATCACTGCAGTCGGACATTGTTGGAGATTGGCAGGTTGCCTACCAGTTCTTTTGTCAAGGAGCGCCTTGGTACATCCGTTCCAACCGCATCCAACACGGTGCTGAGCTGCAGGTTTAACGACACCTCATCCCACTGACCGCTAACTACCTGCCCCGTGTAGCTATGCACGATGTTGTGCGGTCCATCTTTGTTTGAGTCTTCAATAATCAGCACATCAACCTCCATCACCCAGTTTTGGTTGATGGCGTTGACGCCCCAGGCACGGCTTACCTCGTTATTGGGAAAAACTACGGTTGCTTCTAAGCCATCACCTGTACGGTTGACAGTGACGCCAGAAAACCCAAACGGCACAAACGTGTAGTTGTCGCTCTCGTGCGTGATCTGCTGGTTGATAAAAAAGTTCTGGAACCTGTACTCCGTGTTTCTACCCTGCGTAATTCGCAAGGCATGGCCAAAGGCATACTGGCTCATAATCCAATCCTCTTACGGGTGCTGCCGCTAAGTTGTAGCCGCTTCAGCGTTTGCTGCTCGCCCTTCTTAGCACCTTGATCTGCTGCACTCTGCAGTCCGCGTTGGAACTGATCAGCCGTCACATAATCAACGCTATTGATTCGTTCCACGGTGTAGCGAACGTCGATTGGTGCGGCAACTGCAACTCCGCCACCTTCGCCTGACGTTCCAGAAGCCCCGGAGTCTGGAATGACAGAAGCGCCACGAGCACCACGCGAGTAACGTGCCATGCTTTCACGCATCTTGTTTTCGGGGATAACGTACTCACCTTGACCACCTTCGCCGACAAGAGCGCGAGTTGGGCCAGAAACGTATCCACCTTCGGCATAGCCAGAAATCATTCCGCCTGAGAAGAAGTCAGGACCTGCAACGGACATATCGCCGTAAGCGCTGCCAGGAACTGAGCTAGCACCGCCACCAGCAGCAGCTCCTCCAAGGAAATTGAGCCCAATCCCCAGGATCTTCATCTGGATTTGCTTGGCAATCATTTGCGCTGCCATGTCCGCAAAGTGATCTGCAGTGCGCTGGAACAGATTGGCTAACGCCTCTTGGGCAGACATACTGCCGGTAATCAGCCCTTTGAACGACTCGCTAAACGCATCTCCGATTGCCTGCGCGGCAAGAATGACCTGATTTGCAGGGTCAAGAAGATCGTTAAGAGCGCCTTGAACTTTGTCCATTTCGCCCCTTATCTTGTCCCCAAACGTTTCAGGGGCTAAGTCTTCTTCAATAGCGCTCCTAGCCGTGCCTTTTTTACCTTTAAGCTCTTCCTTTCTCTTTTTAAGTAGGTCAAGTTGTTTTTCGTATTCAGTAGTAACACCTCCTGCCGTTTCTAGTTCTAAAATAGTTTGCTGTACTCCAAGAATTTTAGCTTCTACAATTTTTAATTGTTTGTCGTAAATTCTGTCTAGTTCGAGAAGTTGCTTTTGAAGCTCGATTGCCTGTTTTGCAGCAGCAGGCGTGCTGCCCTCTTGAATTAAACGGGAATACTCCCGCTCAAACGCCATCTTGTCTTCATGTTTGTTAGTAATAGCGTCCAACTGACGGCTTGCCTTATCAAAAGCCGTGTTAGCACGTTCCAGCTCTCTTTCAACCGCCTTCGCTTTGCGGTCGATAGCTTTTTGCTCCCTAGCGTCTAAACGCTTAGTTTTTTCGTTTGCAGCTTCTATTAAATCATTTCTTTTATTGGCTAAAGCCAAAAGTTTTTCGTCTCTTTCTAGTTCAATTAGTTTTACGTCAGCCCCTTCCTCTAACAGTTTTTTACGGGCTTCTTGGACAATGTTCGATTTTTCTAAACGGAATATCCGCTCATTCGTTAAGTCGCCGTTTAGCTGAGCGATGGTTAAGTTGTTTTTAGCGATTACGTGTTCGGCAGACCCAACTCTTGCTGCTTCTACTTTTGCTTGTAAAGCGGCTTTTGCTTCTTCTTTTATTTTTCTTTGCAGTTCTACCATTTCTGCTTCTATATCCGCTCGCTTTTGACCAAAAACAACGTCTTCAGCAAGGTTTATGTTTTGAAGCTGCCCTTGTAAAAGCCGTTGTCTGGGATCACTGGACTGTCGCGCTGCGGATAAATCGGCTTGGAACTCTAAAGCTTTTAGCCCTTGCGTCACAAGAGGCCCAGAAAACTGTGCAATAGCCGCTAAAAGCTGCGTGGTTACTTGGGTAAGTGCATTTCCTAAGCGCGTTGAAGCGTCGCCAAATTCTTTAAGGGCTTCGACGCCTTCGTCACCTACAACTAAAGAAAGCTGTCTAGTTGCTTCTTGAAGGGCTACCTGTTCCCCAGCTAATTCTTCTAAACTTTTAATTGCATCTTGTGCAGGGCTCCCAACTAGGCCCAAAGACTCAACAACTGCATCAACATCTGCGGTTGCAAGGTTTAGCGCTTGACCAAGGGTTGCAGCTTTAGCGGCAAGTTCATCGAAAAACCCGCCAAGCACTTGTAAAGATATAGCGGCAGGACCAAACATTTTGCCGGTTACAGCACCGCCAAGTGCACCACCGAGCGCCATGCCTGGTCCGCCGCCAAACAACAGCGGAAACGCACCGGCACTTACAGCAGCTCCGACTCTATCTCGGGCTGTGGCGTCTCCGAAAAGACTGCCTTTGCGTCGTTTAACTCTATTATCTAATCGTTTGTCAAAATCTGCTAAAGCTGCTTCATTTGCTTCTTTAGAGGCTGCTATCTCTGCGTCTGCTAGCTTGTTAATTTTGTCGAGTTTATCGTTAAACAAGTCATTTTCTAGCTTTAGCTGCACTTTTTGTTGGTTTTTCTGTGCAGTTGTTGTAGCTTTATCAACTTTTTCAAGAACTTTTAAAGACGCAGTTTCTACATTTTTATACAGATCTTGTACAGCATTTTGCCTTCTTTTACCTGTAACATCAATGCTCTTATTATTTATATCGTCAACAGCGTTGCTTATAGCGTCTAACTCCCGCTGCAGCCCTTGAAGAGCATTTCGGTTGCGTATTGCTAGCTGAATATCTACGTCGTATTGAGCCACAGGGGAACACGTAGAGTCTTACGCTCCAGTCTACCGCCTGCCCATTGTTTGCGCCCTAGAGCCGGTTTTGGCGTTTTGCACTGCTTTTTCTTGCTGCTCGTTGTGCAGCTCGTAGTAAGCGGCCCAGCCAATTAGCTCTTCTTGGGTTAGGTGCTGAGCAAGCTGGGCGACTGTGGTCCCTAGTTCCTTGGCGAGGAAGTAGATGAAGTACCAGTCGCTATTTGCTTTTGAGGTCTGCTTTCGCTTCCTCCACCTTGTTCTCTGCTCCGGAAGAGAGCATGGCAAGTTGGATGTCTTGCAGAATCGAGGCTTCGACAGCGTTTTTGAGGGCTGCTTTTTCGCCGTCCTGGAACAGGCGTTTGCCGTCGGCGTCCAGTGATTTCTCGATCATCATGCCCAGCGCGAAGTCGTTGGCATCGTCAGAGCCGACTTTTTTCTGGATTGACTCGCGCTCTGCAATGGTGAGTGGGTGCCAGTAGATCTCAAGCACCGTTTCGTCGCCATCTTTGACTTCGTGTTTATACAGCTGGCTAACGCCGAACTTGTTACGGAGCAGTTCGGTAGCGCGCATAAAGTAGTACCGTTTGCCTCAATATACTACACAACTGCTGTGAACTGGCAAGAAACAATGCCAATGAAGTGGGAACGGTCTTCTAACTCAAGCGGTGTAGGGCCAGAAATATCCAAAACACGAGGGGATACGGTGAAGGTATCTGTGTATCCGGGAGCGTTGACTGACGTTAAACCGTCAATTACAGCTTCGCTAACGGAGGAAAGCACTGACGTACCAGCTGATTTGGGCACGTAGACGTTGCATTGGATGACGCCGGAATAGTAATCCTGAGCAGCTCCTTGGTTTTGGAGAGTGGAGCGGTTGAAGTTGACGCTCATCACTATGTACTTTTTGGTTTTGCCCGGTGTGGTGTAGCGAACGTTGTCGTAAACCATCAAAACGTCGCTGTCCGCTGTTTCTACAGCGTCGGTTACGGCTTTCTCGAAGGCGGCGCGAACATTTACGAGAGTCATAGCTTAGAGCTTGGTATAAGACCCAAACACACTGCTGCTGGATCCAGTTCTGGCGAAAATGCGGCCAGGACGTTTGTCCCCAAAGGTTTGTTGGACCAGAGAACGCATTTCACCTTGAATAAAGTTAGAGACCTTCGGAGACTCCAAGGCATAGCCCGCATACTCCGCTGTGTTGCCGACATAGACCGTCGGCTGGCGTTTGTAGTTGAACTCCGGAACCTCAAACCGAGGTTTTATTTGACTACCGATGGGCTTTTTGCTGGTGTGAACTCGTTGATCTCCTGCAGGTGTACGGGTTTTGTAGATCTTTGACCATGGAGAATAGTCCTGGCGTTTGTCGGTTGCTCTGACTTTTTGGGTAGAGGCTTTCCAGCTAGACGCAAAGAACCCTGTGTCCACAGGGCTATTTTCTCTCGTACTCAAACCCTCAACAGTTAGCTGGATAAGTGCGTTGTAATCACGGTTTATTTGCTTTTCTAGGTCGGTGACGATCTGGCCAATGCCGCGTTTTTTAGCCATCAGAACCTCACCAGCAGAATGTAGAGATACGCTTGACCGCCGCTGAACGTGCGAATGTCAGTTATCTGTGCTTTGCGGTCTGATCCGGCAAATTTAAGAACCAGCTCATCCGCCATGGTTGGCTGGTTGTCGCCTATTTGATCAGGGGCGATGTAAACCCGCGCTTTACGCTCTTCGCGGCCTTCCTCTTCCTCTGAATCAATAAATTCAATCGGGGCTCGGATGTCGGAATAAGTTTGCTGTAAATCTGTGTACGCACCAGTTGAGACGTTGTAGTCACCAGAAACTTGGCGTAAATAATCAATTTCTACGTCTAGGCTAGTGCCTAGGTCTTTAACGACTGCTTCGGCTGCTTGGCGGAAGGCGGAATCTAGCGCTCCAGGCATGTCAACCCCTCACAACGCGGACAGAATACGAGCCACTGCCACCCAGACAATAAGCGCCGAGATAAGACTGAAGCCAAGGATAAACGTCGAATACGTTGTTAACAGTTCCAGTAGCCTGACTAGCAGTGTTGTACTCGATTTCCATCTCCCCGAGTTTGACGGATTTGTATAGCCCCGTATCGCCGGTAGACCCTGTAATCGCGTCCGTGTCATTGGCTAGCGCGTTCGCTAACTCATAAGTAGCGTATTTAATGTCGTTTGGAATCGCAGAGCAGGTCAGCTCGACACGATCCACATGATAATTATTGCGAGGCCAGCTCAGGGCTTGGTCTGCATCGCAACGATCACCGTAAAAATTCAACGTGTCGATCCAGCGTGTGGCTGAAATCAATGCACGATTTTTCTTGTCGTCTTGCTTGTTGTCCCACTGCGTACTGTTGGGCGTCGTCTCAAAATACGCATTGGCTTCTGCCAACGTCACGTAGCTGTTGGCTGTCTCACTCTTCAGTGTGGCGTTGATCGTGGCAGCCATATTGCAAAAAGAAGGTGGCCCCACCTAATGGTAGGGCCTTTGGCAACCGAACTATCAGGCGATAGCGGTAGCGTCCAGAGGGGTGTTGACGATCAACTCGACCACAGGGATCAAATCAGCGTCATAGGTCAGAGCCCAGTTGCTGCTGTTAGACAGATCAGCGTTAGAAGGGTTGTCAGAAGCGCTGCCCCACTTCGTACCCATGACGTGATACGCAGTGTGATAGTCAACTGACAGCACGTCCTGCTTAGACAGCACGTTGCGGTCAGCTTCAATCCGCAGATCCTGTTGAACACCTTCAAGAATGGTGCCCGACTTGATCAGGTAGCAACGGAACTCCTTCTGGTGACCAGAAGCGCCA